GATGATGTCCACCGCGTAGCCGTCGCAGTTGTTGCCCGAGGGCTTCGACAGCACGCCCGCGCCTTCGCCCTTCAGTGCCCACGCCACGCGCTTCGTGATGGCGAACGCGCCGCAGGGGCCAGACAGGTCCGTGCCCTGCGCCACGAGCGTGCCCTTCGTCTCAACCACGGTCTGCGCGTGGTCCTGTGCCTGCACCGGCCCCACGGCCAGCGCCACCAGCATCGCGAGCATCCAGATGTACGTCTTCATGATGTCCTTGTCGGTTAGAGGGTGAACAGGATGGGCCACATGCACGTGCGCCCGCGTTTCTTGTCGAGCAGGAAGAGGGCCTGCTTGGGAGGCTCGTAGTCGGCTTTGATGGAGAGCGCGAACGCGTTGTAGCCGATCATCGAGCCGTTGCAGATGAAGTTGCCGCCGTCGCGCATCTGGTGGAAGTGACCGAAGACGTCCAAGTCCGCGTGCCGCCCCTTGTTCCACTGCGCGATGGCCTTGTTGACCGGGATGTAGATCCCGCCGACGCCGCCGCCGTACTTGATGGCGTGCCCGTGCTGGAAGCGCACCGTCTGATCGTACACCTTGATGTACGAGTGCATGCCCTCCGGGATGTGGAACGTCACGCGCGGTTCGTCCTTGAAGTACGTCGCGAGGTTCACATACATGAAGTATTCGAGCGAGTGCCCGTTCTCCGTGGTGAACCGCGTCGTCTTCGTCGTGCGCGCGTGGTTCCCGCTGTGACACGGGATGACCAGTGTGCAGTCCGAGTTCTTCAAGAGGAACTCGATGCCCGCGATGAGCAACCCCTGCACGCGCACAATCGCGTGGATGGGCGTCTCCTCGTTCACCTCGGGGAACTCATCGTGGATGTCGTTGCTGATGAAGTCGCCGAGCAACGGCAGGATGATGGTCGGAATCTTCACGTCCTGTGCGAGCAGCTTCACAAGCCGCAGGCCGTGCGCGAAGAACTGGTGCGCCCGTTCCTCCGCGATCTTCAGGTTGTAGGTGTTCAGCCCGCCCACTTCCTTGCCGACCTTCTCTTCGAGGTGCCAGTCCGATGCGACCATGATCGCCGTCGCTTCCGACGTGCCCGTCTTGTGCTTCGGCGCGATCACGATGTCCGAGGTGCAGGCGGCGCGCATCTCCCCGAGCGCGTCCAGTTCCGTCTCCTGCCGGGCGATGGTCTTGAGGGCGTCCTTGTAGCGGGTCTTCAGCGAGGCGAGTTCTGACCGTTCCTGATGCGCCGTGCGGTCCATCTCCACGGTGCGCTCCTGCCGAGGCTCCTGCGCCTTCAGCGGGAACTCCTTGCGGTGGCAGGCGAGGCACTGGTACGAGTGGCCGTCGATGCGCGCCTTCTGGCATGTCGGGCACAACTTCTTTGACACAGGCAATCCTTTCCTGAGACGAGTTGAGGACAGCCGTGCAAATGCCGTGCCAGCTAGGCCATCTCGATGTGCGGCGCGTCGTGTGGGTGGGTCCAGCGTCCGCCCCACCGCAGGTTGCGCTGTTCCGCCTTCGTGCCGAGCAGTTCCCACGGCCACGCCTCATCGAACGGCGGATGCACACCGAGGAACGCCACATCGACCGCATGCCCGAACCCGTCCGCGTGTGGCTGGTGGTTCGAGCGGAACTTCACCCCGTCCTTGTTCGTCACAATCTTGCCCGGAGATGTACGGCCCTGCGCGTACAGCTTGGCCTGCTCTGCGGCCGTCCGGACCCCCTGCACGACGAACAGCCGGTAGCCAAGGCTGTACATCTCGGTGAAGATCGCCGCGAGTTCGTTCCGCAGCGTGGGATGGATGCCGTCGAGGCGCTGCTGGTCCCGCAGGGTGAAGGGGGAGTTAGCGGCCATTGGACACCGGCCCCGAGTCGCTGCCGGTCATCCGCTGTCCGCCGCCCATCGCCCACTGCACCAACTTGTCCACCTGCTCCTGAATGTGGTCGATCTTCTTCTCGTCGTCGTTACGGTGCGCTTCGAGGGTGGAGACGCGCTGCGCCACCTCCCGGTCGTTGTGCCCGAACTCCATCCAGAGTGTGCCGATCATGGACAGCCCCGCCATGATCAGCGCAATGAACGCGGCGTGAACGCCGTCGCGTGTTGATGCCATCGTCGCCATGTGCCAGCCCCTCGCCCGGATTCTACCGTGAAATCTCGGGGTAACGCGAGGGGGTGGTATAGCCCATCCGCTTGTAGTCTTTCTGCGACCACCGCTTGCTTTTGCCGGTGCCGACTTCCCGCGCAAACTGCTCATCCGACGTGTTCGCGGCCATGTCGTCCACCATCTTGGAGAACGCGCTGTAGCCGTCGTCGTCGCCGAGCGCCTGCATCGAGACAGGGGTCCGCGTGGAGGCAGGCAACGTCTCCAGCGCCGCCGGGACGTCCGCCGGGTTCGGCAGCGTCTCCAGTGACGGAGGACCGCTGCGGCGGATCTTCAGCAGGTCGTCCAGATTGGACACCACGCCCTCCGGCACCTCGGCGTTGCCGTACATCAGGTCCACGCCCGGTCCGGGAGCCGGGACGTCGTTGTAGTAGTTGGCCGCACCCTCGTAGTCGAACTTCGGGGTCTTCGGCAGCACCATGCCCAACTCGGCATCGTAGACGCCCTGCCCGAAATCCTCGACGCCCTTCAGTTCCGAGGGCGTCATCTGCCCCGGCAGGCCCGCGCCGGAGCGGAAGAGGCCCGCGTCCGCAATGCCCTGTTCCGCAGGCTCCAGCGCCGCCAGTGAGGCGTTGATGCGCGGGGCGGGCACAGGGGCCGGGATGGGAGCCGGGATGGGAGCCGGGGCCGTGGCAACCGCCCGCGTGGCCGCAGCCGAGGCCGGAGCCGACCGGGGAGCCATCGACGCCGCCCGCGCCGCGTAGTCCGCCTCCGAGGCGATGGGAGCCGTGACCGGGATCTTGGACGGGTCCATACCCGCCGCCAGCATCTCCTTGATGGTCTTCGGGGCCGCTGCCGCCGCCGGAGCCGCCTCTGCCGCCGCTTCGCCACCTTCCAGCGCCGAGAGGGACGCCGGGGCCGACCCCTTCGGGATCTCCGTAGGCCGGGCATAGGGCACCCGCCCTGCGCCGACGCTGCTTGTCTCTGCCGCCGTCGCCCGGCTGGTGTTCGGCATGTAGCGGTCAAGCGTCGAGACGAGATCCGCGTCCACCGCATGCGGCTCCTGCCAGCCCGAGGCCGTGGGGATGTCGCCCGACGCCGCCCCGGCCCGGTTGCTGTAGCTGATGGTCTTGGGTACACGCGGACTGAATCCGGCCCCGGCCGCGCTTTCCGCCTCGGGCATCCCGGCCCGCAACGCCGTCGCCGCCTTCGCCGCCAGCCCGATCTTGCCGGGCATGCGAGACGCCACGGCCAGCGCCGCACCGGGCACCTTCGAGAGGAGTTTCATGCCACCGCCGACAACCGCCGGACCGATGGCTCCCGTGGCCGCGTGCGTCATGAAGCTGCCGAAATCCTGCGGGGCGTTCGGATCCCCTGCCGCCTTGTCGGCCAGATCGGCCATGCCCTGCGACCCGGCCCCAATCGCCATCTGCGCCGGGATGGACGCGCCGCCGGTGAGCAGCGGGATGAGGCCGAACTGTGCGATGCGCGCGGCCGTGGGCAGACCCGTGGCCCCGCCGCTGATGAAGCCCTTGAGCGCGGCCAGACCGGGGTGCTCACTGTCAGCGAGGCCCGGATGATACCCGCCCTCGGCTCCGGACGCCTGATGCGGCACCGGGGTCCAGCGGGAGCCGTCCCACTCGACCGTCTCGGTGCGTCCGACGCGGCGTTCTCCAACTTGCGGCATGTGCGAGTCCTCTCGTTACCGGGGCTGATAGTTCTCGTCCGCGTACGGGTCCATCCCGCCGCCGGGGGCTTCATCGGGGTAGAGGTTGCCGCTGTAGGTCCGCAGCAACTCCTCAATGCCCTGCAACTGTCCGGCGAACGTCGGGAAGTCGCCGATGCCGCCAAGCAGCTTGTCGAAGCGTTCGGCCATGCCGCTGTTGCCCGCACCACGCGCTCCGGCGTGCGCACGCGCCAGACCGGAGCGCAGCAGGTCGGTGATGTTGTTGAACTCGCCGATCTTCGCGGCCGTGGCATCGCCCACGCCCATGAGTGAGCCTGCGCCGTGACTCGCGGCGAACTTGCGGATCGGGCCGACGACGGGATTGAAGAGGCCCTGCCCCTCCAGTTCCTTCGCCATGCCCAAGATGCCGGACTCGCCACCGGCCTGCTGGATGATCTTCAGCAGGTCGTGCGCCGTCTCGGCCATCTGCTTCGACTGGTTCGTCAGGCTGTGCGAATCGACGCCGCCCGCCGCCAGCGCATTGAGCACCTGCGACCGCTGCGCCGCCGGGATCTGCGAGAGCACGCCCCGGTCGATCTGCGCCTGCCGGACCCAGTACTGCAACGACTGCAGATCCAACTGGTTGTTGGGCGCGTCGTCGGCCTTGATCTGCGCCGGGATGATCTTGCCCTCGTTGGCGATGGCCGTCGTGCGCGCCGCGTTCTCGCCGCGCTGCCGCTCCACGTCAAGGGCCGACCGGTTGCGCATGCCTTCCTGCGCCAGATCGAAGCCGCCCTTCGCCGTGATGGGCGCGGTCGCGATGGCCGACTTGTCCGACACCTCGTTGCCGCGAATGAAGCTGTCCATCGCTTCGAGATCGGTCTGCGAGATGGATCCGTCTGCGTCCGCGCCGTACTTCTTGCCGAGCGCCATCGAGAGGCCCTGATTGCGCTTGATGTTCGGCGTGTAGGCGGCAGGCGACGGCTGCGCGGCTCCGAGGATGTCCGCACCCTCCGATCCGTACGCCTCCGCGTCCCCTTCCTGCATGCCGCCCGCCTGCAAGAACGCGGCGAGCGCATCGAGCGGATTCTTCGGCGTCTGGACCGGTCCGACCTGCCCCACGCCCGGATACATCGTGATCGGTGCCATGTTTACCCCAAACTGAACGGCTTCGGCTGCGCGGCCTTCCGCTGCGCCTCTTGTTCCTGCTTCGTCAGGCGCTTCTTGCCCTGCACCACGCCCACCGGGAAGCCAAACGCGTCGTACTGGTAGCCAGCGCCTTCAAGGCCCTGCATCGAGAGTGGGACGGTCCCCTTGGACGTGTCTTCCGGCAGCGCGAGGCCCGATCCGTCTACCTTGACCTGCCGCCCGCCCTCCTCGCCCTCTTTCACCGCCTCCAACCACTCGTTCCAGCCGCCATTGCTCATGTGCTGGCCGCGCCGGTTGAAGCCCTTGTTCATCTCGGCCTGAATCCGCTGCCCCACGTCCTGAATGTTGGCGATGGAGTCGTCTTCGGCCGTGTTGTACATCTCGGTGCGCTGCCGTGCCCGTTCGGCGAGGACATTCTTGTCCTTCGTCAGTCCCGGATTCCAGATCCCGGAGTAGTCCACCTGAAAACGCGGATCGTCATCCGATCCGGGCAGGTTCCAGTACTGCCGAGCCGACATTTTCTGCGTCCGGCGCTGGTTTTCGGCCGTGATCGGGTCCGTCATCGCCAACGCGGAGAGGGAAGGAGGTGTCGGCATGGGCAATCCTGTGAAAAGTCTACTCCAACTGGCCGAAATTAGGGCGTCCGGGCGTAAGAACGCGTCCACTTCAGCGTGCGCGCGCCCAACGCAGCGGGCGGCTGCTGAGAGCCAGCGGATCCTCGCCCCACAGATCGCGGTTGTCAGGAGTCAGTGCCATGTGGTTCACCCTCCCGGATTATACCGGGGAATCCTTACGGCTTAGGTCTACAGCGCCGGACCGCTGCGGATGTACATCCGGTTGAAGTCGAACGACTTGACCGACCCGCTCTTGTCGATGACCGCGAGGAACGGGATCATGCTGACGCCCGTGGGGATGTTGCCGGTCAACGTCTGCGGCGTGTTGTTGTCTACCTGGAACGACACGCTCGACGCGCTTGCGGTGATCTTCAGCGAGTAGAACGTCGTCGCGGCGATTGCGCCCAGGGAACTCGTCACGCTCTGGCTGCCCGCGCCATCGTTGGTGATGCCGACCCAGGTCGTGTCCGTGCCGCCGCGGTACGAGATGCACGCGAGGCCCGTCGCGGTGGGCGTGTCGGCATTCAACTGCGCGGCAGACACCGCGGTCGCGAGGCCGAACCAGTACCGGATGTTGGTGAGCACGCTCATCGTTCGCAGCTTCGCGATGAACACGACACCGTGATCGAGCCGCGCCCATGTGCTGCTCGTCTGTCCGAACGCGGCGATCTGGCCCGCGCCGGATCCCGCTGTCGCGACACGCACGAGCGCCGCCGTGTTGTCAGTCTGTTGCGTGAAGCTCGCGCCGGAGATCGAACCGACCGTCATGTTCGCCGTCTCAAAGACGGTCGTCGTCGAGCGCGCCATCGCAGTGCCCCACCGATACCCCGCGAGGAGCGTGTCGAGATCCGTGCCGCCCACGGTGGACGCGAGGGTCGCCCACGTCCCGTCTCCGCGCCAGAACGTGCTCGACGACGCGCTGGTGCCGGAGTTGAGATTTGCGACACCCAGGTTGCCCGTGACGCCGTTCGAGAGATCGACCTGCGCCCATGCGGGGTTGTTCGAGGCTCCCGTGTTCGAGAGGTACCGCGTCGAGTTGGTGTCCTTGGCGAGTTTCGAGACGGTATCTGCCGCCGACCCGTAGAACAGATCGCCCTGCGCGCACGTCGCCGGGAAGATGCCGCCGCCCGCCGCCGCTTGAAACGTCGGGAGTGCGCCTGCGCCGTTCGACGTCAGCACGTACCCCGAGGTGCCGACTGACGCGATGGACTGGACGGCTCCCGTGCCGGTCGTGCCGCCGCACAACACCGCGTAGGCCGTGTGCGTGCCTGCGCCCATGCCGCCGCGCGCCACCGAGAGGGTACCCGTCCAGCCAAGGGTCAGCGTGACCCCCGCGATGGACCCCGTGACGTTCGTGTCGTTCACGACCGCCGTGACGCCTCCGCTGCTGCTACCGGTGGACAGATCGGCGATGTCGTCGGCCAGCCCCTGAAGGTCGTCGTACACCTCGCCGAACATGAAGTCCGCGCTCTGCAACCACGTCGGCAGACTCCGAGCCAGATCGGCGAAATCGCCAATCGGGGCCGCGTCCAAGACGTAGGGTTTCGAGCGAACGGCGTAGGCCACGGCTTATCCCGCCATCGACTGCGCCCCACCGAGCGCCTGCAACATCACCTGCAACATCTTCATCTGCCGGTCCTGCTGCGCGAGCGCCAGTTGCGCGTTCGCCTCTTCGTGCTGAATGTCCTGCCCGCGCTGCGTCAGGTCGCCCTGATAGCCAAGCTTCGCGAAGTCGCCCTTCATTTGCGCTTCGTTCACGGCGTTCTGGCGGTTCACATCGCTGGTGAACTGGCCCGCGTCCATGATGATGTCCTTCGTGCCCTGCACCTGCGCGCCGGACCCGAGCATGCCCTGCGAGCCGAGTTCGCCGTTGAGGGCGTCGAGGCTGGCCCGCGCCATCTGCCCGGCCCGGTCCTTGGCTGCGCCGAACGTCGCCGCATTGCTCGCCGTCATGTCCGGGGCGGCGATGTGCGCGATGTTGGCGGGCGTGCCGCTGCCCGACCCGGTACCGGTGCCTGAGCCGCCCTGTCCGAACAGTCCGCCGCCGCTATCGAGACCCGACAGCGAGATCCCGCCAAGCAGATCCTTCGCGCGCTGCGCCGTGGATGACGGCGTGCGGGTGAACTTGTGCTGCACCGGATCCCACTCATACCCGGCGGCGAGGGCCTGATCGTACGAGTCCGGCGAGGCGCCGCCCTTGACCCACGGCGAACGGCCCTTCATCTGCGTGTTGTAGTAATTCGTGTAGTTGGAGTCGCCAAAGACGTTGGGCATGATGTTCCTCGTTACCGCCGCCCGATGAGTGTCACGGGATCGATGGTGTAGCCGCGCAACACCACGTCCTGATCAATCGTGCTGTTTTCCATCACCAGTTGCATCGCCTTGCCGACGCCGATCCGGCCAAGCCGCTGGCGGCTCTTGGTCATATCGTACGACATTGCGGTCGTCGCCGTCATCTCGTCCATCTCCCCGACTGAGGGGGTGACGGTCAGCGTGCCTGCGTCCTGCACCTGCCCCATGATGGACATCTCGCCGAAGAACTTCTCGTCCTCCGGCATGTTCAGATCCAGTTTGTTGGACTGAATGCGGAACGCGATAGGGGCAATCCCCCAATCGTTCCGGGCGTCCTGCTGCTGCGAGAGGAACCCTTCGGCGGTTCCGATCATCGCGTGCTCCTGCTGGTCGCTGCCCGCCACGATCACCGAGGACGTCGGGCTGAACGCGGTCGTCAGGTGCGGACCCCACCACGAGTCGGTCGGGATGTCGTACTCGATCCAGCGGTCCACCACGTCGCTATCGGTGGACGCGAGGAAGAGGCGGTACTTCAGATGTTCCTGATCGAACTGCGCGAACGCGCGCCAGTACATCGCCTTGTTGAAGGTCGTGCCCTCGGTGAACCAGCCACGCACCTTGCCGTTGGTGATGCAGCGCACGCCGGACGAGTCCCACGTGTACACCCCGTCCCGCGACAGGAAGTAGGCGATGTCGTTGAACACGACCACCGACTCCTGCGAGATCACGCCGACCTTCTCGCCGCCGGGCACGGTGTCCGGCCGGATGTTGGCCCGTACGGACCCGGTCACGCCCACGAGCACGTCCCGCCGCGCCACCCCAAGCACGTTGCGGCGAGGGATCAGCGCGGTGATACCGGCCGCATCCTGCCCGTAGTGCGGAATCTTCAGCGTGTTGAGCGCGGACCATGCGTAGGACGTTCCGGCCTCCGTATACCGCAGGTCGTCTACGTCGTCGCGATCCACGCCCCACAACCGCCCGCCGAACTCCGCAATCAGGGTCAGGTCGGGCGCAGCCCCACGGTCCCCCGCCGCAACACTGGACAAGCTGGCATCCGACAGGTCGCTCGTGACCGTCGTGCCGTTGGTCATGTCGTCAATCCACGGGAAGTAGGTCGCGCCGAGCGTGACGGTGCGGTACAGCCGCGTGCCGATGAGCGTCACATCCGTCTCGGCGCTGGCATCGTAGGTCGCCGCCAGCGGCGAGGTGGTGACGGTGACGGCCGTGTCCATCGCCGGGCTGTAGTCGCTCTCGGCGATCACATTCCCGAGCGCGTCCTTGATGATGAACGTCTGGAGCGCCAGATAGGTGCCGCTCAACGTGCCGCTGCCGCCGTCCGCCAGCGCCACCGCGGTACCCGGCTTGTTCGGGGTCATCGGCGACACCCGGCCGTCTTCCGCGACGATCAGCGGGCGCGAGGGCGTGTTCACGACGCAGACGTACCCCTTGAACCGCGCGAACCGCGGGATCCGGTTGGACGAGAGCGTGATGCCAGACGGGATCGTCAGCGCCGACGACAACGCGCCGGTCGCGTTGACGGTCTTGAGCGAGTTCCCCGCCTGAATGAGTGTGAACGCCATCGGTGTCGCCTCGCGATTACGCCTGATTCATGCCGAAGAGGAGCGGGATGGGGTACGCCGTCGAAGGGGACGCCACGTCCACCGTCGCCGTCGCGTTCGTCCACGTCACGCCGTCTTCCGACCAGAGGAACAGGTTGGTGTAGGTGTTGATGCCGGACGATCCAATCGCGTAGAGGATCCCATCATCCACGAAGAACTGCAACGCCACCTTCGTCGCGGCCGACGTGCCGGTCCACCGCGAGGTGATGTTCGAGAAGCCGGGCACGCCGGTCGTGTCGTCCACCGTCGTCTGGTCCGCGCTCAGAATCGCCGACCGCGTGCCCGCGTTGAACCACGAGATGTACGCCTTGCCCTTGAAGTAGATGAGATCGTAGATCCCGGAGTAGGCGTTCACCCCCTCGGCGATGTAGGTCGCCAAGTCGCCGCCGGTGATCGCTGCCAACGACGCCTGTGACGTGCTCGCGATGGTGCCGTCATCGGTCAGCCCGATCCCGTAGAGGAGGCTGGTGTAGGTACCTGCCGAGTCGGAGATGGTGCCGAAGTACAGCACGTTCGCGTACGACAGCACGCACAAGGTAAACGCTTCGTTGTAGGTACCGAGCGTCACCGCATCCGTCACGATGTCCACAGGCGCCCAATCGTCCGGGATGGCCCGCCAGCCGAGCGGCAAGCCCCACACGCCGATCTCACCGGCCGATGCGGCCAGCGTGGTGTAGATGAGATTGGCCGCGTAGTACAGCCGGTTCTTCACCGCGTCGTACGTCATCGCGTAGGGCGTGGCCGCGATCACGACCGCGGTCCGCTTCTCGAAGGTCACGTGGTCGAACACTACGATCCGCCCCGTCGCCGTGGCGTTCCAGATGGAGTCGCGCACGCCGACAAAGAGCATGTTGTTGCCCCACGCCATCGAGACGACGACGCACTGGTCGTTCGGGTTCGACCGGTAGGTAATCGTGCCGACCTTCTGGTCGGTCTTGCCGTTGGTGCGACGAATCGTCACGGTGTTCCCGCTCGAACTCTCCGACGTCGCGAGCGAGTAGTAGAACCAGCCATCCACCGACAGCACACACGGCTTGCCCTTGCCGTACGAGGTGTACCCCATGTTCTGAATCATGCCGGGCGGGCCGGGGGACGTCGCGACGATGCTGGCGTTCTGCATCTTCTTGCTGGTGATGTACCAGCCGTAGCCGTCGTTCGCGTTGTTCGTGTCCATGCCGATGGCGATGATCCGCGCCCCGGAGAACAGTTGCGACCCCGTGTAGGCGCCTGCCCCGGCGGTCGAGCCGCCGTTGCCCACCCCCGTGCCGTCCGTGGTCCCGCCGCCGCCGCCCGTGCCATCGCCGGTGCCGGTGTGTGACCCCGTGGATCCGCCACCGCCCGTCGCCGGAGCGCCGCCCGTGCCCGCCACCGCCATGGGAATCCCACCGAGGATCGCTCCGGACGCCGACGCGTTGTTGAACTGCTTCTGCCCGAGCCGCTTGCGGATCGCGCCATACTCGCCCTGCTGCGGGTCGTGCATGGCATTCTGCGCCGCAAACAGACAGTCGTCCGGCAGGCCCGGTTCGAGCGGATTCACGTCGATGATGACGCCGGTCTTGCCCGGCGACATCACATCAATCTTGCCGACTCCCACGGGTTAGCCTCCGATGAAGTACTCGAACGTGGCGGCAGCGACGTCGCTGGTGAGGTACAGCGCGGTGAACCCGACGCTGCCCGCGGACGTCGCACCCCACAAGGCGATGGACCCGCCGGGGCCGATGATGGCGATGGTGGACTTCGCGCCGCCGGTCGGGGTCCATGCGAGGGTGATCTTCGCGGTCGCGTGCGTGTTCTTGAAGTAGAACTGCAACGCGGTCGTGAGGCCCTGCGGGAACGTCTGCTGGTGTTCCGCCGTGTCGCTCAGGTTGCCGACACGGAACTCGCCCACCGAGCCGTCGTACGAGATCGCCCCGATGGTGCGGTCCACGATGTTGACGCCATTGACGTCCTGCTGGTTGACCCGCAGCGTCAGGTTGTTCTCAGAAACGGCCATGATGTCCTCGCGTTACCAGATGGAGCCGTAGCCTTGGAACATGTCCTCGACGATCTCGGGATCCTGTTCCTGCCGGGGCGTCAAACGTGTGAGCAACCGCTGCTTGTCGGCGGCGTAGACCGCCAGCCATGACGGGTCCGGCGTGCGGCCGTCCGTCTCCTTGGCCCGCGCGTAGGCCACGGTCCATGCCTTCAGGGCGTTATCGCTGTCGCCGGGGACGGGGTTGTTCGTGCCGTCCCACGCCAGCGTCGGGTTGTAGGCGATCCGCACCGGGACGTCCGCGTCGAGCATCGGCGCGATCCGGATGACGGGCGCTTCCTTCGGGGCACCGACACCGGTGATGGCGAAGAAGATTTGCCGCGACGTCAACGAGCCGGGATTCTGCGCGGACAGCGTGCGGGCCATCGCGAAGTCCGGGTGGTTGAACGGGCGCGGGGTGAAGATCAGTTGCCGGGCCAGTGCGGTCGCCGAGGTGTCGCGCGGTTCGAGCAGGAGGACACGGAAGCAGTCCTCCGGGACGCCCGAGATGGACGATGCGTTCGCCCGGATGACGGCATTCGACTCGTCCACCTTGAAGTAGTGGTCCTTGTGGAGATCCAGAATGGCTCCCCACAAGTCCACCGCGCCAAGCCGCATGATCTCCGTCAGTTCCGCATCGGACCAGAACCGCGCGGTCGGTTCGACCAACTGGTTCCGGACCCCGGTGAGGATGGTGCTGATGGTGGTTGCAGCCACAGAGGTACCGCCTTACTGGTTGGCCGACGTGTCGCCGATGTAGGTGACGGCCGTCTTGCGCTGGTACGCCTCGACGTGCACGATACCCGCCGCACCGGCTGCGCTGTACGCCAGCACGAGATCCTTGCCCTGCGTGAGCGGATACCCGGCGGCTCCGAAATCGAACTCGTAGTCCTGAATGCCGGGCACCGTGGCTTCCGAGGCCGGAACCGAGATAACGGCTCCCGGCACCGGCGTGCCTGCCGAGTCCTTGAAGGTCCACGTCTTTGCCGAGAAGGAGGTGACACTCACCTTGATCTTCTGGACGTAGATCGTGTAGTTGGCGTTGCGCACCGTCTTCAGCGTGGACGGCCCTGCGTTTCCCGTGGCGACCACGAGATCCGCGTCGATGCGCTCATAGTGCCGCCGGTACTTCTCGTAGTCGCCTGCCATCGGGTTACTCCTGCGGCGAAGTGTCGGCGGCGGCGTCGTCAACCGTCTCGACGCCCACCTCCAGCTTCGACAGATCGTTCACCGGCGCGTTCAGCTTCGCCAGCGTCATTTCGAGATATTGGGTGACACCCTTCGTGGCGTTGGCGTTCGCGATCATCTGCGTCACGCGGGCCTTCGCCTCGTTGATGTCACCCTCCAACCGTGCGAGTTGGTCCTGATAAATCTTCAGGTCCGCCTCCAGTGCCTCCCGTGTCATCATGCCTCCTGATGTGTCGCTGCCGATTACGAGAACGTGATGGCGTCGAAGTTGCCGCCGGTCTGACAGACCGCGAAGTAGTTGGTGCCGTCGCAGTCGATGATCACCTTGTCGCCGATCTGCGTTTTGCTGTCCATTAGTGTGATGGTTTGTATTGGCGTGCCAGCGGTCGCACCCGCGTCGGTGCCGCCGTTCAGATCCTTCGACAGCACGAGGCCGTGGATGATCGCCGATCCGGCCGCGATGGTGTAGCTCACGCCAGACGGAGTCGCCGTGACGATGAACTCGAAGTGCAGGCCCGCCGCCGGAGCAGGCAGGGTGCTCGCGAACTCGGTCTCGCTGTTGAGGAAGAACAGGGAGCCGGATTCCGCCGCCGCAGTCACGTTCGCCGCCGCCACGACTTCCGTGAAGCGGGTGAACAGCGGGGCCGACAGGGTTTTGCTGGCGAGGGTCTGCGCGCCCGTGGCCGTGATCAGCGCGACGGCCGCTGCCGCCTTGTTGATGTACAGCACTTCCGACACGCTGCCCACGCCGAGTTTGTTGGAGCGGTCGGCGGCACGCGCGAGGAAATCGGCGGTGGAGGCAAACTCTTCGATGTACTTGGTGGCCATGTGCGAGGTTCCTTCTCTGAAAGAGTGGGGCAGAGCCTCGGCCCTGCCCCATGTCGGTACGCCTTTAGCCGATGATCATGAACCCGTTGGGGCCGTCACCGGTCGTGGTGTCGGTGCCGCCCGCCGCCGTGGTTTCGGAGGCCACGACGACGCCGGTCGCCATGATGAGGCCCGGCTGGAAGATCATCGCCACTTCGTCGTTGCCGACGAGCAGCGGGATGGTGATCTTCACGTTCGCGCCGTTCGCGCCGCCCGCGAGGGTCGCCGAGTCGTTGATCTTCAGGTAGGCGTCGGTCGCGGTGTTCTGCTTCTTCGCGAAGATCGCGTAGATGGTGCAGCCCGAGGCCGAGACTTCCGGCACCGTCACAGCGTCCGTGGTGACGTCCGAGAACGAGAGGTACTGAAGGCGCGGGTTGCCCTTCTGCGTGGCGAGCCAGTTCTTGAGGGTCCGCAGGAACGCGGCCTTCTCGACCGGGGAACCCGACATCGACCAGAGCGCCTTGTTGACACGCTGCCAGACGAGATTTGCGCCTTCGAGAGACTTTGCAACAGTCATGGTCTACATCCTTGCTGCGAGGTATCCGGTACGAATCGTGTCCGCTGCTTTCACGTCTGCGATACCCGCGCGGCTGCTGTACATCTAGTCCCGGACGAACATCGCCACGGAGGATTCCTTTGGCGTGAACGATCCGGTGGGCATCGGCTTGGCGCTGCTCCGTGTGGGCTGTGCGCCTGCACGCCGCCCGGTGCGTGCTTGGTATGACCGCCACGCGTCACGCGCCCGGTGGTCAATGTCGTCAATCATTGTGGCACGTTTCCGTGCGGTCCGCTGCGCTTCCGTCTCTTCCAGCCGGGCGGCAATCACGTCTCCGCCGCCGTTCGCCACGGTGTCGCAATCCCGCAACCACTGGAAGATGCCCTGCTGCCGGATCGTGTTGCCGAGCATGTGCCGGACGTAGATCAGGTTGTGGTCCGCCATGATCGCGCCGTCGAGGCCCGCCGTCTGACGCACGGTGTCCTTGTCGAGACGGTTCAACTCCGCCATCGCGTTGGACGCCGTGCGCCGCCGGGCGAGGATGTACGCCATCCGGATCTGTGACGGGAAGACCACCAGCAGCGCATCGTAGTCGTGCAACTGCTGGAGCCACCACTGCGGCGGTGCCGCCAGCTTGAACGGGTTCGGGGTCTGAAGCCAGTTCGACAACATGGTCGTTAGACCTGCGCGCCGAACTTGTCACCCGCGCCGGGCACGGGCGCCAGCGCCTCGTAGGGGTCGTAGCCGTTGCGCTTCAGGAGACGGACCTTGCGGCCCATGTCCACGCCCCAGTGCTTGCCGTCCCGGTCCAGTACTTCGTATTCCTTGTCGGCCGCTTCCAGCACCTCGTCCGGGATCGGGGTCACGTCGTCCTTGGTGCCCTTGACGCCGACCAGACAGATGTACTTGTTCGGGTTGATGGGATGCTTGCTGCCCATCAGCGGGTTCTGCTTCTTCGCGTACGGGACCGCGACCAGCGGGAAGCCGGGATTCTCGCCCGGTTCGACCGTGATGTCTTCGCCGTCGTAGCGCACGTTCAGCTTGCGCGAGGTGCGGTTGATCAGCGTGACCGAATCTTTGAAAACGCCAAGAACACCCATGATGCTGTCTCCCTCTCCACTCCAGAAAAGATGCCCGAGGGCCAGCCGGAATGGCGGACCCTCGGGACTTGGGTTGCGGGATTAGAGTTCGGGGACGACCACGAGGGTCTGACCCGTCACACCATCCCACCGCGCGCAGACCGCCGGGTTGCCGACGAAGTTCTGCTTGCGGGCGAACCACCACGCCTCGAAGGCATGACGGGCGTTGTCGCCAACACCATCACGCACGAGGATGGAGCCGTCTTCATCCACGAAGCGGCCGGGTTCCGCGACGTACTGCTTCGCGGACATGCGGTTCTCGTCGAGGAAGTAGACCTGATCGAGGCCGAGGGTACGGATGGGGGTCACGGGCACCTCGCCCATCGTCACATCACCGGCCGGGTCGCCGAACGCCTTCGTGCCGGGGTCGGTACGGGCGTTGTCCTTGGCACCGGCGGTGTAGCGGCGATCCGCTTCCGTCAGCTTCAGGAACTCGCGGCGCACCGAGGGGTGCATCAGGAGACGGGTGACGGTGCCGCCCAACTTCTGATAGAGCACGTCGGCCGTGCGCTGCATGGCGTCGGTCGCGAGGGCACCGGCGGACGAGACGACGTAGCTCTTGTAGAGCGGGACGTTCGCACGCTGGATCTCGAAGTAGTTGGCGCGGTTCGTCGCGTCGTCGATCAGCGCCGGGAGGCCCCAGTACGCGTGCTCGTACGACGTGTCGAGGATGTCCGTGACGGACGAGTTCGCCACCTGCACGAGGTAGTCGTTGTCCGCCCACGCGGCGTTGATCGCGGCGTCGGCCGTGAAGTCGGTGCCGTCCTCGTTGACGGCCGTCACCTTGGCGATGCCCGCGCGCAGCGAGCCGTCCGCCGGGTTGACCGCGCCGACGTACATCCCGACCTGAATGAAGCGGTTGCCGAAGTTGGTGCCCGCGATGTTGCCGGGGCTGTCCACTTCCACCGTGGTCGAGGTGCCGGGGTCGCCTGCGAGCAGGCAGAGGATGCCACGGCCGTCGCACGACAGCGCGAACTCCTCGCGGCGGGCGATGTCGTCGATGATGCGGGTCATCTCGTCCTTCTTGGCCGAGCGCCACGCGGCTTCCGAACTCACCGAGTCGTCCATCGACTCCTGCGTGAGGCGGACGCGCGCCATCATCTTGCGGACATGCACCGTGCCGTTCACGTGCCGCTGTGCACCGGCCCCCGCGAACGCGCCATCCTCGGCGACGAACATGGGAGACGGGTTACGGCCGACGTGCGCGGTGAAGGTGTGGCCCTTGCCACCCTTGAAGTCCACCTTCTCGGGCTTGAAGATGTCCCCGAGCGGGTTGGACATGTTCACGCCTTCGGCGATGCCTTCCTCGAAGACCTCCTTGTAGAGGCCGTAGACGGCAGTGGAGTCTGCGCCAGTGCCGGGAGACGAAGAGAGAGTTGCCATGACTGTTCTGGTCCTTTACCGCCCGAACTGAATGCCCATCTCCTTCGCGCGGTTCACGGCGAAGTCGAGGCGTTCGTCGAGCGAGTTGAATTTCGCCGGGCGATTGACCGACGAAACCACGGTGCGCCCGCCCCCGCTGTTGGGGACCGCACGCTGACGGTTGACGATACGTGAGGCGTTCGCCCGCTGACCGGGCTGCACCCACCGCTTGCTGTAGGCCGTCGCGAATTCGTCGAGCAGCTTCTTGTCTCCGGCTTCGTACCGCTGCAACGTGGCCGACTGGCCCTGCGAGCGGAGTTCCCCGTTGACGGTGCGCTTGAGCCATGCGGTGAACTGCGTCCGCACGTCGGTCTTCTGGTCGTCGTCCAGCGCCTCGACACCCATCGCATCGGCGATGCTGTCCGCGACGTAGCCGATCTGCTCGTCCGCATGACGCTGCCAGCCTGCCATCTGCTGCGCCTGCGTCTGCTGCACCTGATCGGGCACCTGAAGCAGACTGTCGATCTGCTCCTCGTTCAGTTCCGCCAGCTTGCGGAAGATGCCCATGCCCGGCAGGTTGAAGAACGCTTCCCGGACCTGTTCGGCCCGCTGTGCGTTCGGGTCAGTCGGTTCGACGCCCGAGAGCGCCCGCACCCGCTGCCGTTCCTGCTCAAGCTGCTGCTCCAACTCGCGTGCGCGAGCGGCCTGCGTGTTCACTTCATCGAACCGGTGCTTCGGAATCCAGTTCGAGCGGTCTTCCTTGTAGGTGTATGCCTGCGACCCGGCCTGTTGCGTCCCCGCCGGTTGGGTAATGGCACCCGCCTGCGAACCGTTCGGCTGTCCCTGTGCTCCGGACTGTGCGCCCGAGCCTGCCCCTGCGCCTGCCGCAGCGGCTCCTGCATCCGTCGAACTCCCGCCGCCAGACCCATCGTTGGACGCATCGTAGAGCGGGGAGAGTGTGAGTGTCTGCCAGAACTTCATGTGGTCTTATCCTCTTGGTATCGCGGGTGAGGGCCGCGTGACCGTGGCTGGCACGCTATGTGCTTCACGACTGCGACTGTAACACAACTGCACAAATCTGCAACTGTCAAGGGGCGAGATTCTTCAAGTCGGCCGGGCTGTAGGCCACCTCGCAATCGTCCCCATCCACCAGATCGAGAAACTGGAACGGCGCGACCTTGTTGATCGGGTCGGTCGGGAAGACGTTCCAGCCGCACGCCCGCAGGAATCCGGCGGCGAACGGCGAGCAGACGATGCCCGTCGTGTCGATGGACAGCCCGAGGAACGCCAGCAGGTCGAGCCAGCCGTAGGGCGCACCCCGCATCGTGTCGAAAAATGCCCGGCCTTTCGACAGGTCGAGCGGGTTAAGGGGCCGCAGCACCCACGCCAGTTCGGAGAGGCGGACCGGGTACCGATCCACCCCCTTGCCGTCGCGAGACGCCAGACTCCGGAACTGGCCGTCGTACACCTCGACATGCGACACGGCATGCCACGTCTTGATGGCGATGAGCCGCCCGTAGATGGACGCGGGGCGGTAGAGCAGGATGTCCCCGGCCCGGAGCCGCAGTTTCCCCACGTCCTCTGTCTCCTTTACGGTTTCCATAGGGTTCCCTTAGCCTCTCCTTAGCCCTGTCCGTTCTGGTTGAGGTACCGCTGCGCGCGGACCCGCGAGGCGATGGTCATGGCCGACGACGGCTTCATCTGCCCGCCACCCTGCTGCGTCCCGCCCGCTCCGGCGGACGTCGGCCCGACGCCACCCGCGTTGCGGTTCGAGTTCGCCATCTGCTGCGCCCGGCCGTGGTTGCCCTGCTGCTCCGGCTGGTCACCCGGTGTTGACCCGCCGGGCTGCGGCGGCGCACCCCCCTGCGTCTCGATCATCACCCCGCCCGCGTCGATGATGCCCATCTGCTGCTGCGCGAGCGCCGTGTCAATCTGCATCAGGTACGCCTCGATGAGTCCTTCCGCCGCCGGGTGCTGCGCGAAGACATTACGACCCCGATCCGAGAGGCACCACTTGATCAGTTCGTTGCGGTGAATCTGCGGGTTGTACCACCGCTTGTACTGGAGCGGTCCCGGCGGCTTCGGGGGCTGGCCGGTCATCGCGGCCTGCTGCGCCTCGATCTGCGCCTGCTGTTGCGCCTGCGCAATAGCCTGCGGGTCCGCCATGAACTTCTCGAAGCGGTCCATATTCATCCACGCCTCTTGCACCTGCGCATCGACAGACGGCATGAGGCGCTGCTGCCCGAACTTCTCGAAGATGGCGATCTTCTGATCCGGGTCGGACGGGTCGATGAGGCCCAACTGCGCGAGATGGTCGATGGCGGCGCGTTCGCCCAACGACGTCTTCGGGGTCATCGTCCCGTCTTCGATGATGATCTCGACGTTGCCCTGCAAGTCCGCCTTCTTGAACGTCTCGAACGCCCACGCCTTCGTCGGCTGCATGACCGCACGCGTGCGCGACTCTTCGCCGAACTCGCGCTCGATTTCGAGGGCGTCCTTGAACCAGCCCTTGTAGGCGCGACCGCGTTCCTTGTACGCCGAGGCGTGACGGCCGGTGGCGCGTTCGTAGAGGAACGACATCGCCGCGTAGGCTTCGGTGCCGCCCGGCTTCTCGCCCTTCATGATGTCGAACGTGCCCATCAGTTCCTCTGCCTCCTGCTTGATGAGGCCCCGGTAGGCGAAGACTGAGTTGTTCACGCCCTCACCGGGGATGCGCTCCGGCTTGGCAGTCCCGTTCCCCACGAGCGGGTTCCACTTCACCACGAGGCCGGGTTCGCCGGTGAACTTCTCCACCTCGGCACCCTTCGGCTCCAGCCAGATGGGATTCGCCATGCGGCCGATCACCATCAGGATGTGCGAGTCCAACTGGTTCAACTGGTCCTGCTTCTGGATCGCCGGGTCGATGAGCGACGACCCGAAGATGCGGCCACCGACGTGCTCGTACCGCGCCATGTGGAACGTGAAGAGGGGATTGCCCTTCGCATCCTTGTAGGGCAGCGGACCGGGCAACCCTTCCTTCTCACTGTGAATGATCGTCGGGTTCGCGTCTCCGGCGATGCGGATGACCTGTCCCTCGGGGAAGTCCGCGCACGGCTTCACCCACACGTCGTACTCGACGCTGCCTTCGCTGTCGCTGTTCGCACCGCCCGACGCGAAGTACGGCGGCGTGATGCCGGTGTCCGACTGGAACGGCAGGGTCTTGAAAATCTGCATCGTCCGCTCTTGCGGCGTCTTGGCGAACTGAAGTGTCTTGTCGTACTTCATCGCCCGCATCTCTTCGTCCTGCTCGTAGTGCACCTTGTCGCGCCACCGCATGCGCACGATGTAGGGCACGTCCTCGAAGTTGTCGTACATCAGCGGGAACGCAATCTCGAACGGCGAGAGCGCGTAGGTGATGCCCTTCGCTTTCGGGATCTCCTGCTGCTTGGGCGCACCGGTCATCGGATCGATGGTCGGCGTGAAGTCCATCGCGCCACACGACGGGCACTTCTGTCCGGCGTCTGCGATCTCGTTCTGTGCGAACTCCTCGCCACACGCGGCACACGTCTCGTAACCAATCGTCTCGACGCCGTTCTTGCGGTCGTACGACACGGCCGTATGCAGCCACGCGTTGCCGGTGGTCAGCATCCAGAAGTCGAACGTGTTCATCACCACGTCCATCTGGTGTTCCTCGTGCAGGATCGGCGCGTAGTCGTCCGCCACGCCTGCCGTGATCACCGCGAGGTTGTCTTCGCCGATGGGCCGCGCGTTCGCGCCGTAGTTGATGCTGGCGAAGTTCGCCCGCACCGACTGCACGCCTTCCTTCAGGATGTTCGTCACGGGACGCGGCACCCACTTCGCGAGACGCTTGTCCTGCCACTGTCCGCGCCGCGAATCGTAGTAGATCCACTGGCGGTTCAAGAGGTACCAGATGTTGCGCATCCACTGGCGCTCGAAGATCCACCGCTGGTCGAAGCACTCCTTCTTCCACCGCTTCCACATTTCGAGGAGTTGCGGATCGGAGAACCCCGGCTGCTGCGGCATCTGCTCGATGCCCGGACCCGGCTGCGTACCCGGCATCTGCGCGGGCGGGCCAGACGTGCCCATTGCGCCGTTCCCGTCAGGAATCATGCCTGCCATGCTGTCCCTCTCTACTTGGTGTAGACGGCCGACCCGTCATCGTCGTGAACGATACCCATGCGCGCCGCTTCGTCGTCGCCCACATCCTCGAACGAGGGCATGGTGCCGAAGTCCGGCAGTTCCATCTTCGACAGCGTGCCCGGCCGTGTCGGTACAATCTCGGGGACCGGGAGCACCACGCCTGCGGCCTTCTGAAGCAGGACCGCGTTCTGCTTTTCGAGGGCGTTGATGCGGTGCCGCATCCAGTCGATTGTCATGTCGTCCTTCGCCTTCTGGCCGAGCAGATCGGTGTTCTGCGTGATGAAGTGCTCACGCTCCTCCCGGATCTTGACCCACGACTCGCGGTGGAACGCGTTCTCGGCCTTCAGGTTGTCGTAATGCTCGCGATGAATCCACATGTCCGTCTCCTCCCGTTACCCGAGTCCGTAGAACCCGGACTCGCCGTAGTACTCCCCCGTCTCCTCGGGGTTGCCATAGAAGTCGCCCACCGGGTATTCCTTGTTCGCCGGGGTCAACTCCTGTCCGCCGTCCCCCTTGCTCAGGCGCATGTTCCGCTCAATCTCCCACCGCGTCCGCTCGTCCAGCACGCGCAAATCGCGGCCGTCGTGCAGCAGATGGACCTGCGGGAGTGCGGGCCACGTCATCAAGGCATAGCGCACGCAGTCGGGCAGTTCATCCTCGACTTTATACACCTTTTCGCGGTCCTTCTTCTCGCCGGACGGCAGCTTGTTGTCCGCCCACCGCAACTTCTTCAGTTGCTCGAAGAGACGCGGGCAGGTGTAGGCCACCTTGAACTGGCCGGTGTAGAGCCACGAGAGGACACGCTGAATGCCCGCGACCTGATCGTTCTCGGCGGGCGCGACGTGGATGCCGTGCGCGGAGAACTCCATGCGCAACTGCGCTTCGTTCCGGTTCGCGGCCCACATGATGTTGTCGGAGCGCGGGAACGTGGACTGGATGCCGCCGAGGTGCGTGGTGAACGCGCGCATGCGTTCGAGGTACTCGGCGACGGCAACCAGCCCCTTGTCCGTGACGACAATCGCCACGCCGCCGAACGGGTGGTCCGCGCCGGAGTCGAGGCCGATGATCATGCGGCGAGACGGGTCGATGCGGGGCCACTCGGGGATCCATTCGGCCACTTCTGCCGCGTTGTCCAGCCGTGCGGTGTCCAAGTAGTCACCGTAGACCGATCCCGTGAAGTTCTCGCGCTCGCCTTCGTATTCCTGCCGGAACAACTGCGGCGGCATCGACATGCGCGCTTCTTCGATTTCCGCGCTGCGGTACGCCGCCATGTAGGGGTTGTCGATGGTGCGCCACTTCGCCGCCCAAAAGCCCGGCTTCTTGTCGATCAGTGCAGGCTTTTCGATGCGCTCGTATGTCCAGTCGTAACCGTCCACCGATGAAGTGAAAAATGCGGCACCGCCAAAGTCGGTGAGGGCGGGACGGAAGTAGTCCCATCCCAACTCGTTGATGAAGGCCGCTTCGTCGAACCACGCCCAATGCACACCGACGCCCGCGTGACCACGGTCCGGGTCATCGAACGAACGGAACTGCACCATCGCGCCATTGACAAGGGTCAACTCCATGTTGTCCTGATCCCAATTCGCGCACCACTCGCGCGGGATCAGCTTGAAGAGAGTCGGCATCGTGGCGTCGTGCAGAATCTTGTAGGTCGGTCCGATGACCCACCCGAGCGAGTTCGGGACCAGCATCTCCTCGCGTGCCCCGTGCGCGCCGACCACACTCTTGCCACCACGACGTCCGGCGAAGCAGCCGAGGCGACGGAAGACACGCGGCGCGGTCATCGTCTGCTCGCGTCCGCACGACGGGCACCGGAACAGGCCATCGCTGCCGCAGAACCCGATCTTCTTGCAGCACGGGGCAAAGCGCATCCGTCGCGCCTTCAGGAACTCCTGCTGGTACGGGTTGTAGAGGAGGGGCTTCTGACAATCCAGCCCGATGTTCGGCGGCAGTCGCTTTGCCATTACGCCTTCTGCTTCGGTTTGTAGTCGCGGTGGAACTTCGAGGCACGGAGTTGCCGCGACACTTCATCCACCATCACGCGTGATCGGTGCTGACCCTCTTCACAGCCGACCGCGATCACCTGCTTCGGGTGCTGCTTCGCGTAGTCGAGAATTTCCTGCATGCGCGCCTTGAACCAGATGGACTTGGTATCGTGCGAGAGATCGCGAATGTCGAACACCTTGCTGGCGTTCGTCGGCACCCCTTTGCCGTTCTTGAAGCCGAAGGACAGAATCATTCGCAGCCGCCCACCAGAAACTTGGCCTTCGCGACGTCCTCGCCGTTCACCACGCACCACGCTTCCTCGACGCCGCAGGGCACGCGCGTGAACACCATCTGCCGGACCGAAGGGGCGTCCTCTCCATTCAGCGGCTCGATATGCGACGTGTAGCCGACAATCGCGATTTCGAGTTGGCGGTTGCGCGCATCCTTCGGCACCTTGCACGTGACGGTCAAAGAGCCGCCGGGGGAGAGGACGTTCGGGGAGACACGCACCGAGACGCGTGGCGCAGTCAGGACGACCGCCGTCGCAATGACGAACGCGACGAACGCCGCATCGAGACGCGCCACGTGCACGTTACGCTTCCTTTTCGAGCGCGCGAAGAGACGCCGGTTCGCGGGACTCGGACTGCTCCGACTCCTTGCGTTCCTTCTTGTTGTGCGCCTTGACGAGATCGAAGGTCGGCTTCTTCGTGGCCTTCTTCAGGGCGGCGTCTTTCTTGTCACCCTTCTTGAACGGGACGAACGGCATGATGTACCTCTACCTCTGTCGCGCAGCGTTGCGGGAAGACGATGCCGGGCAGGATCTCCGGCTCCGGGGCGGACGGTTGTGTGCGCTTCACGCGCGGCCGTTTACGCGGACGGCGGGGTTGGCGTGCTGTCTTTGGCATTGTGTGCTCGCAGCGCCTTGATACCAGCGCCGACAGCGGCGTTGAGCAGGTCTACGACCTGATCGGGATGCTTCTCGACGTAGCCGAGGAGCAGTTTCAACAGCAACTTACCCATGTGCGTCTCCTAAATCTGTCCCGGTCCGTACAGCACGAACAGGATGCCCGAGATGACGCTGGCAACGGCGTACGCCGCCGCGCCCACGTAGTCCCACGCCGACGTGGTGTAGCACGACTCGGCGAGCAGGTCGATGGCGAACAGCATGGGGATGGTCAGCATGACTACTCCTGATCCGGCGTCTCGATGATCTGCGCGTCGATGGGGACGTCGGACCCATACACGCCGCCGACCGTGCCCGGCCGGACCTGAATCGGGGACTGCGCGGCGACGTGCTGCGGCAGTTCCACCTGCACCCGGAGCGCGAAGCCCACGGCGATGTTCTGGTCGCCCTTCACGACCTGATGCGCCTTGAAGAGGCCGAGGCCCTTGGCGGCTTCGATGGTCATGTCGCGTGCGCCGGACGTCAGGTGCCCGTCCTCGTTGCGCTCGCCCAAGACCGTCTGCACGTTCTCCACAACCTTGTCGGCGACCGTGTACTCCAGCCGGTCGTTCGGGTCGTCGAAGCTGGCCGAGTTCAGCCAGCCCTTCTTCACCGCGCGCTTGAGGTACGTGCGGATGGTGTCCTGCGAGTAGCCGAGCGTGTCGGCCACTTCCTGTCCGTTCTTGCCCTGCGCCCGCAAGGCGATGGTCGCCATGACGGTCTTGTAGACCTTCGAGTCCTTGGGCGGCTTCGGCGTCCGCATGCGCGGCTTGTGAGGAGACACGACGGCGACAGACGCACCTGTAGTGGCCGGGACCGGGGAGGGCGGTGCCAGCACGCCGCTGGAGGGGGCGGGGAAAGTTACAGGTGCCGAGTCCGTCATGCGCGTCGTATCTCCTCGAACGGAGTCTACGAGGATGGTACATTTTGTGCAAGGGCGAATCGCCGGAAGGGCAGACATGGGTTCAGCAGCAGCAGCAGACTTGGAACAGATGTTCGAGCAGCAGATGGTACGGGTGCGGGGTGTCCTCCAGCGGCACGAGTCCCGCGTCTCGCGGCGGCGCAAGGCGTTCGCCCGGGCGGTCCTCAACGAGGTGGGACTGGACAGCAAGATCGGCCTGTTCACGGGCGGGCGCATGGGCGGGCGGTGCATGCCGCTGGCCGAGATGGACGGGGACCGCACATGAAGATTGGACCGAAGGACTTCAGCAAGGCCGAGATTCACGACATGGCGATGCAGTTGATCGCCGAGACGGGCCAGCCGCCCAACCTGATCCGGCAGCGGCTCGCGGCGCAAGGGCTGCACTGGCAGATCCCCTACGTCCGGCACGACAACTTCCGGGCGCGCACCCGGCGGCTCAAGGCGATGGGCATGAACATCTGCCTGTCCTGCGGCAACGGCAAGCGGATCGGGGCACCGGCCTGCGACACCTGCCTCGCGAAGAAGTGGGGTCCGGACGAACCGCTCGTCTCCGGGTCCATCGTGCTCCCGTAACCATACTCCAGCAGTCCCACCTCACCACCCACACCAATATCCGGAGGCAGTCTAGCCGCTGTCTCCGGCCCTCCAGACGGTCCGATCCCTCGATTTCCTCCCATATTCTCGGATCTGGAATGCCCGCCGCCCCTACGGCCGAGCTAACCATACTCCCTTCTCTATATAGTAAGCACACCATACTAATAGGCATGCTCACAGGAGTATTAGTGTTGTAATAAGAGGTAAAGCTTTAAGAATCAATACTTTAAGTCCTCTATACAGATTCTTTCATCTGTATTGTCATACCGTACGTCTCCGCAGCCGCTTGGAGGACTCCCGCAGGGTACGTACCGCTGAAGCGCCGCCCGCTCCCCACCCCGACCTTCCCTCGTCTCGTCCGTCCGGCCGTCCGGCATCCCGTACGGGCTTCCTGTACGTACCGCTGGAGCGCGGGAGCGCGTCCCGAGGCCCGATCCCGCTGCCCGCAAGTCCTTCTGCCGCAAGGACATAGCGAAAGGACGGCGAACCATCTCCCTAGAAAAATTTTCG